AAGTCAGTGACCGCCACCTGTTTCATAGTTCCAGCATCATTAAATACAACACGGTCTGCGTCAGCTACAGTTGTAGAACTGGCAGTTGTGTCTCCATCAAGGATATTTAATTCTGTTGTGGTAACTGATGCACCATCAAGTATTTCTAGTTCTGTCTCTGATATACCAGCACTACCAATAGTAAGTGTGCCAGAGATGTCTACGTTACCGTTGATGTCAACAGTCGTAGCAGCAATCTGTATTTCCGTGTCAGCTACAAGGTCAAGCTGTCCGTCTGCACTTGAGTTGATGTATATGGCTGTGTCGCGGAACTGCAGCTTTTCTGTGCTAGCAACAAGTATGTCGTCGGAAAACTCAAAGTAGTCTTCGTCTTCCATCCACTTGAGTACACCATCACTTGTCTCACCGTCAAAGGTAATCGTGATGTCTGTACCTGCTGTTCCCGCGCCAAATGTGAGGGTGTTACCCAACAGCTTCGTAATCGGGCCACCTTCTGCTGAAGTGCCGTCGTGTGTGTGTCCTGTACTTGAGGCGAAAGCAGCTAGTAGCTGATTAAATTCATCGTTGGTGTGAGCAGCGGTGATGGTATCGCCGTCAGTGTAGGATGATTGTCTGGTATAAGTAGCACCCATCTAACGTCTAGCTCCTGTTTGAAATTCTAGTTGAAACCCCTTGAGGGAGTAAGGGGCGGTAGTACCCCCATCGTTTACTCGTAAAGCCACAGCAAACCCCGAACCTTCTACAGACTGCCTGACTAGGGGTTGAGATGCACCGCCGTATGTTGGTGTCCCGTATACAGATGTACCGTAGATAGCTGCAACATCAGTAGAGTCTAGTGCGTATGCTGCAGGGCGGGGAGCGTCAGCAGACTCGTAGTCGTATCGAAGAAACAAGTCAGCATCGATTGTGGAGTCTGGTTTGTAGTTTACTATGACACGTTGCATATGCTTGCGTATACCAGCGTCACCAAATGTGAGATCTGGCCCACGATACTTGCCCAACACAGCCGTGCCGTCGAAATCACTGCCCGATTCTTGGCGGTATATATATCCTGTTGAATCAGCACCGTGTAAAACAATCACGTTACCATCATCTACAAATGTATCCGTACACGCTGGCTTTATGCCACGTAACTCCGCAAACTCAAACTTTTGTCCCTTCATCACACAAATCACCCCTTTGGTGATTGTTTCTGCAGTTCCAGACTTGGTAAAGAATATGCGATACTGAGTTTTGTCTGGTATTACGAGACTTTCAAAACTAGCAGAGTCTGCAATGTTTTCGTTGAAAAGAGACTGTACGTTTGCACTTATAGTGCCCAACTCCACGTCACCAATCCGTGCTGTACCTGCGACTGTACGCAGCCCGTCAGGGCCAAGAAAGATGAGGTCACCAGCAAATTCTTGAATAGTGAAGCCATTCAAACATCCAATGCTACGAGTAACTGGTACGACAGCAAAATCACTAGAACTGCTGCCGCCTAACTTAAATATCCTGTTTTCACAAAAGATGAACAAATTGTCACGAAAGACCTTGAGTCCAGTGATCGTATCATCAACCTTGATACTTCCTGCACCACTGCCACTAGAAAATGCGTCTTCGTCGAATGGCTGGCTAAACACTACTTCCTGTGGTGTGCTAGACTTGCCAGCGTAGAACATGTGGTTTTTAAATGCCGCTACGAACTTAGAACCAGCAACGCTGCTCTCGCTTACATCCGTAGCAGAGAACGAAGTGTTGAACACAGTAGGTGCGTTGGCTTGGTCAACTACAATTAATTTGTCGTTGCCATCGAAGTTAAAACGTTCAAAATTGTACTTGGCTGCACTGGTGCGTCCACTGTCGATGCTTGTCCAACTAGATCCGCCGGGTGTGGCTTGAAAAATGCTGGTGCCTCGTGCCGCAACCACCTTGCTTGCAAATGAAGCAACCAACAGAATGGGTTCGGAAGAGTCTGCTGTTTGTGGAACTACGCCAGTTACGTACTTGGAGAACCCTTGAATACGTTTGTAGCCGCCCTCTACATCAGGTTCAAAGTTTTCTAACTCTAAGGCTTCTCCCGGTTGCATCATAAATGTAGAGCGGTTCTTCACCAGACCGCCCTCACAGTTAAACGCCACAGGTTGTGCTTGAGATAGATCAGCCAATTACACAGCCCTCATATAGTTTTTGCGATTAAGTAGTTCCACTCTCATGCGTTTAATTCCGTCGTCGTATTCTTTTAGAGAGAACTGTGCAGACTGTACGTCTGACCGAAACAAATGAGTGTAGTATTTAGCACGAGCAATCACTATTGGTTCGAATCGCGTCGGAATAATCGACGTATCAGTTGACGAAGATAGATCAGTATGAGAAACGTAATAGTCGAACTCCAGTGTTCTGTTGCTGGTGTCGGGTATCGGTGTCAAACCAATCTCATCATTGTACGTGGTGTATACGTACTCAGGATCAGCAAACTTGTCAGTGTCTAGGCGATTGTCACGTTCTCTGTATCTTTCGTTGTATTCTTCGTAGGACAGATACTTTAGGGGTATGGGTTCTATGTTTTCGCTCAACTCAACGAGTTTGACATACGCTGCGCCACCCGCTGCCTCTGTAAATGATACAAAGTGTGTAATTGCTGTCGCAGTAAATGTCGTTTCATTTAGGGACACTTCGTTAGCATTAGATATAGTCAGGGTAGCAGACTTGGTTTGTGAACCACCAGAGCTAGTTCCCACATCTAAAGTGAGGGTGCCGCCACTGGTTTGTGTTAGGATAATATACGAACGACCTACAATCAAATCAGATATTTCTTGTGTCACTTTTGCACTGGTAAGAAGCAAAGTGTTACCAAACTTAGAGCTTGCAGCAGGGCTACCTGATACTGTAGTCCATCCGGTTATGCTTGCAGACCCCGACACTTCGTACGTGCCGTTGGTTATGTAGTTCTTGGGCCTTAAAAACATGTTGTCGTAGTCTACATACTTTAGAGTGGATGCTATACTTGTGTGACTATACAATTGCTTACCAGCTATAACATCTATAGAACCTGTTGCTTGTGTGAAAGGCCAATTAAGTTCTGAATTAATTAAGTCAGTGATGGAACGATTTACGTAATCTTTTACTGTAGTCTGTACTCCACGAGAAGATCCAAAGTTAGAACTGGTTAACTCCACCTCGTTGAAGTCACGAAGCACGTTGTTTACTAAAGTGAGGTAAGAGCTTGCCATATCAGTACCCGTTAGCTTTCGCTATCCAAATCTTCAAGTGCTTCAAGCTTGTCTTGAGCGTCTGCCCAACTAGCGACTGCCTTGTCCATCTCCTCCAACAGATCCGGATGTTCACCGATAGCCGCCGGGTTTGTTGTGTAATTAGTGTATACAAACAACGCATCCTTCTTCTGAGCCTCGTATTTATGTTTAAGTGCTTCATAAGCAAGACGTTTCATAGTGTTATCCTCGTATAGCATTATACACCTTTATACTGTTATTGGCAAGAATTATTTTCTTGACTTTTCTATTGCTGTGAATGTTTCACGTAGCGTGGGTGGCTTTTCGTGCTTGGGATCGTACTTGCATTGTATCTCTCGTGGGAAGTATTCTCCCATGTCATTCCAAACACTATCCACCGTATTGTTAGGACCATGATATATACATAGCCTTTCCCCGTCTATGTTGCTACATCCCTTCAGTCTACACGTTACATACTCAGGCCACGTTTCTGCATTAGCTGCCAAACCCTTGAGAAACAATACAAAACCAACAATAAGTCCTACACCCACGCAACCCATGATTATCCACGCCACTATCTCTACAAACTTACGGCGTCGTTGTCTTTGTTTGTACAAGGTTTCTTGGCGTTGTTTGCGAATGGACCCTTCCATACGAACAAGTTCTTCCCACTTGGACCTTCCAAGCGTCAAACCAATCCACTGTTGTAGTTCGTAGCGTTGCTGCTGCGCCTTCTGTTTAGCAGCGAATGTTTCTATTGCCTCTTGTTCTACAGACTTACCCGCAAACAACTTCTTAAAGATAGGCGGGTTCTTCGCTTCTTTCTCCAGCATGTCCAAGTCAGACATGGCACCCATCCAACGAGACAAGTCAGACGCCATCGACTCAATGTCACGGCCTACTTGGAACCCCTTCTTTATAGCTCCAAATGCGGCGGATGCGGTAGCCATCGCGCTAATCGGGTCCATCAGTATACCTTTACGTTACCTTCCGTTATAAACTTCGGCACACAGTATGCCGTCAGGAGATTTCCTTGTTTGTGTAGGGTTTGTGCGTACCAGACGCATTCGTTGAGATCTTTGAAGTGCATGTCATTGCTGACCAGTTTTTTGTCATCCCCTACGCCCACGAAAACAAACAGGAGAAAGACGTGTAGCACTACGCTTTTAATTCTGCGTCACGAATACTTTTCATAATTTCAGACCCGCCGGGACTCATACGGAGCATCTTATAGTTTATATTTTCATCTGGTTTAATTACTTTACCAGATTGTCTTGAAAGTGTGCGACCACCTGATACATTATCGTCTTGTGCAGCACGAGCAGCCTCTCCGCCGTCATCTGCAACTTCAGCACTACGTGCTGCTTTACGAGCAGCATTTGTGTAATTTTTTGTCACTGTTCTTCGACGTTGTGCGTACGTATCTGGATTACTTCTGTATTTCTTTTTTTCTTGTTTGTAACTTGGTTCTGGCATCACAACTCCCCTACCATGACTTATATCAGTAGTTTGCTTTTCTTCCTCTAGGCTTGACTTTCCCCCCATGTGCAAAGGGAACAACAAGACTAAAGCTTCCAACTCTTTCGCCATCCCTGTCGGAAATAGCTCCTACAAATCTATTACCTTTCATATTTCCAGACAGTTGGACAGTCTTGGTGTTTCTTCCCTTACCACCTGTAACTCTTTCTCTGTCAATAAATCCAGATATTTTTACATCAGGACTTATATTGTAGCCTAATCCTGCAGACACTTTTTTGTATATTTGTTTTTGGACGTTATCAGGCAATCCAATTTTATTTTTAGGGAGGGATGTCTCCTGTTTAGATGAATCGTAAGCACCTCCCAAAGTTATGGTGGCCTTACCTAGTGGGACTGTTCCCTCTATCTCACCAAATGTTCTTTTTGATTTAGTGCGAAAAGTGTCACCTATAAACGCTGGAGCATTAATTTTTTCGTCCCTTTGTGAACGAGTTTGTTGTGCAAGTAACCTGTTAAGACCAACTTTACCCCGTTCGTTCATCACAACTCTCCCGTCTTCATGGCCTCTGCCAACTTGGTGGCCCGTGACTTTACCTGACGTGCCCAACGCGAGTCGAGCATCTCGACTGATGCGGTGTCGAAATTCCCTGCCTCTACTGCTGCCCACATGTTCTTGAACTTACACAAGCGCGGCACACCCATGTTAAACGCCATGTCCATCAGGATAAGTTGCCGTGCAGCATCTAGGCCGTAGACACACGGCTTTGCCCTACACAGTTCTTCTTCTACAATCTTTATGTCGTTTGTGGCTAGATACTTAGCGTCTGCTTCGCTTATGCCGTTCGTGTACACAATAGCCATGTTGGGTATGTCCATGTACTCCAGTTCTTCTGGAGTGATGCCACGATCTTTGAGGTTACGCCCTATGCCTATAGTTTCTATGCCCAAACTGTCTTCGTACACAGTGAGAACCATGCCCTCGTGTTCAATCAGTTTGTACAGAAATGTGTTTCTGTCGTACTTCATTTCTTCATTGTATGTGTGTGCATTCATTGGGCTTTTCTCCCACGGGTGACCCCCCGTGTTTTCCATCTTGAACATAGACATCTATACTTCTTTTGCT